ACACAAAGAAGGTGCTTATGTTTTATGCAAAGTTTGTAATAATCCTCTGCTTAGTGCAGGGCTTTTCTTTGAAATATACAATCATTTCAAAGTTAGGGTCTGGCACTACAAGACAAGTTTGCTTAAGCCACTCAACTGACTTGGATAAGGTTCTTGAAATTTCCAATATGGAGATGGATGCCATCAACTTGCTGGGTGGTTTCTGTACACTTGGAGAATTAAGGAGGGAAGATTGCTCCCCTAACGTGTTCTCAAACTATGTTGTCAATGTACACGGGACAATACATTCATCCAATTGCAAGTTTGTGGACATAGTTGGAGACAGGAGTATTGAAGTCCTTAATGATGCTACACCAGATAGCTTTACTCCTGGAGCCCACAACTGTAGCAGTTTTGAAAAACCACCTTTCTGGACTGACCTGGTTCCAAAAAAGAACGATACAGACCCTTCTCCTTCTCTTCTCTCTGTGCTCCCTGCTGCTGCCGAGCTTGACTTTAATCTAAAGCTGAAAGAGGCCAATGACAAGGTGGAAGCTATTCAGAGGGAGTTAGTTGCTGAGAAGGCAAGGTCTGGGAGAATAGAAGATGAGGCTCGCACAAAAATGAGGGAATTGGAAGATGAGCTAAGAAGAGGCTGGATTGCTGAGCGGGAAGCAAAGGAGCTGGCTCATAAGAATCTGGAGGAAGAGAGGGTAAGTAAGCTTGAGATAGAAAGGAGGATGCATGATCTTGACAAGAAATTAAGGCAGTCCGAGAATGACGCTGATCGACTGAGAGAGCAGTACAACAAGAAAAGAAAGTCAGAAGAAGAAGTGAAAACTCCAAAAGCATCGACACTTAATGCGACAACTACACTGGCTACAGTGGTCCTCACTTCTTTGTTGGCTACTGGGCTTGCTGCTATTGAACAGATTGAAGAGAGAAACACAAACCATATTTTGAACAGACCAGGGACAGGAGTGTACATGGCCTCACCGACACTTACTCAGACAGAATGTTCACTTGGTTATGGCAAGGAGTGTAAATCTTGGGAACTGCAAGTCAGTCCATTACATTACCCTTTCTTCACTTCTAATGTGGACAAGTACAGCATTTTAGAATCTATCACTCAGGAGCCAACTCTACTGATCAAAAACAACAATTCTTGTGAATTGACAACAAGTCCTGGATCTCAGAAACAGTGCCAAAAGGAATCTAGTACCATAAAGAAGTATTGTACTGATGATGCTAGAGCCTACTTCTTTATTGATCTAGGAGGAAATCTATCAATTGTTCACTGCTCAAATAACTTCGTTCTTTCAGAGGATTGCAATTTCTGCATCAGCAAGTCTGGAGGGGTTGGCCAGAAAATCTTCATGCCAATACAAGATGCATTCTGTCAGAGAGGGGGATCAGAGTCACCTCCAGTAGTCAGATACTCTAAAGACTTGTGCTCTATAGGACTCTTCAAGATTAAAAGCTGCCATAAAAGCACATCAAGGTATGAGAGAATGGGTTTCATAGTGGCAGGGCAGAAGAAGCTGTACTTAGAAGAATTAAAGATGAGGTACAGACAAGAGTATGATGAGGACCAGTTCTTTTGTTACAAGGTAAAGTCAAACTCTCCACTTCAGTATGAAAAGGTGTCACCATCCAAATGCAAAGGGGTTGGATCACAAGATCAGAAGTGCAATGGAGATGAGTACTTCTGCAATAGGTATCCTTGTGATACTAATAATCCAGATGCACATTGCTCCTTAAGAAGACATGCTGCGGTTGTCGAGGTTAATGTCGGTGGTGTTTGGATTAAGCCAAAGTGTGTTGGCTATGAAAAGGTCTTAGTCAAAAGAGGGGGTTTGAAGACTGAAGACCTATCAGTCAGAGAATGTACTAGCTGTTTATGGGAATGTGAGAGAAACAAAGTTGTTGTAAAGACTCATGGCCCCAAGATTGTCTCTGCCACTGCTTGTAGTCATGGATCTTGCAAGAGTGTCATGCAGAAACCATCAACATTCCTAGAGATCCCTTATCCTGGAAATAGTGAAATTATAGGTGGAGATATTGGGATTCATATGAGTGAGCGAGGCTCACCTTCTAACATTCATGTTGTTGTTCATTGCAAGCCTAAGGATTCTTGTGATATCTCAGATTGCATTTTCTGCAAGCATGGAATACTGAATTACCAATGCCATAGTGTAGCCTCAGCAGTCCTCCTCTCAACGATGATTGCTGCCTGTCTAGCTCTTGTTGGAGTGATAGTATCCAGATCAAAGCATGCAGTTAAATTCCTAGCATCTGTAGTGGCAATACCATTCAAATGGGTGTCTCTACTAACTGTCTGGGTTGTGAAGAATTGGAAGCTCAGGATAACAAGAGTCATAAGAGCCACAAATGATGCAATAGGCTGGGAAAACAATCTTGAACAAGTTAGAGTGGAAAATGCTGCAAGAAGACCTCAACCCGCAGTCAGATATGCCTTTTATGGAACAACTATCCTCTCAATTCTAAGTACTGGCCTGTGTTGTTCAGAAAGCTTGATAGCTGAATCAAGCATAATGCAGTGCACCACCGAGGATAGCTCAACTGTATGCAAAGCTACTGGAACCGTGGTCCTGAAATTGGGACCAATTGGCTCTGAATCATGCCTGATCCTGAAAGGTCTTAGAGACAATGAGAAGCAGTTCATATCCATAAAGACTATTTCTAGTGAGTTGACTTGCAGAGAAGGAGAGTCATTCTGGACCTCATTGTACACCCCAGTATGTCTAAGCTCTCGGAGGTGTCACTTAATGGGTGAGTGCACTGGAGATATATGCCTCAAGTGGAAAACTAATAAAACATCTGCTGAATTTACTGGGAAGACTCATAGTGAGGTCATTCATGAGAACAAGTGCTTTGAACAGAGTGGAGGAATGGGTTATGGATGTTTTAATGTCAACCCATCATGCTTGATGGTTCACTCATATCTTAAGCCGATCTACAAAAATGCATTCAAAGTCTTTAGGTGTGTAGCTTGGAATCATAGGGTCCGTCTTGGCATAACAACACACAAAAGGAATTTTGAAATCACTCTGATGGCAATGAGTACACAGCAGACAGACTGGGGTTCAATAGGTTTGATTCTAGACTCTGAGGGAATCACTGGTACAAATTCCTATTCCTTTATGAAACATGGATTGGGGAGCTTTGCTATAATAGATGAACCTTATGTGACTGAGCCTCGAAAAGGCTATTTGGGCGAAGTTAGATGTCCTACAGAAGAGACTGCAGTGAAAGCTTCTCCATCATGCAAAGTCGCGCCTGGGTTGATAGAGTACCAGCCAGAGATGGATGTGGTGGAATGCACGACAAACATGATGGATCCTATGGCGATCTTCAACAGGGGTTCTTTGCCTCAAGTCAGAGATGGAAAGACATTCACTCAGTCCATAGAAAAGAGCTCAGTCCAAGCGTTAACAACAGGGGAAATTCATGCTAGTGTGAGGCTTGTTCTTGATGAATATGAAGTTGAGTACAAAGTGGTCAATAATGATTGTGATTCTACCTTTGTGAACATCACAGGGTGCTATTCTTGTGACGAGGGTGCCAGACTCTGTGTAAAGGTAAAAGCTTCTAGTGATGTAATATACCATTTCACTGACTCAGACAACAGTATGAATGTCCTCTTTAAGGTTTCTTCCAACATCCAGGATTATTGTATAGTCTTACACTTTTCAAAGCCTGTTGTCAATGTTGAAGGCAAGTATGATTGTGGCAGGAGCAAGAAGCCTATGCTGATTAAGGGCACTCTAATCGCCATGGCACCTCATGATGACAGAGTAACAAACGGGGGTTCATCAATTATTATAAATCCCAAAGGAGGTGGAGTTGATTTCTTAGGGTGGCTATCAGGATTGAGTTCTTGGTTTGGTGGTCCTTTAAAAACTTTCTTAATAATTGCAGGGTTCCTCATTGTAGGTATAATAATAGTCATAATCATCATAATTCTGGCACGGCTTGGGATTCAGCAGGCATTGGCAAAGAAATTAAAATAACTTTACTATAGTGATTAAGCTTTATCTTTCACATATAATTAAATTTATTATAAATTGGGTTTAATGGGTGGGGAACTGGCAGCGGATGTGTTTTTAGCACGTGCCTGACAAACAAATGTAGATCTATAGAAGAGCCTGATTGTGAAGTAAATATATTGTCTGAGGTGAATTATTTGTTTATTACTGACTAGCACCGGTCTTTGTGT